AAATTAGGAAAGAAGAGCTATGGCCAAGCAAATAATTAACATCGGAGCATCTGCGAATGACGGGACAGGTGATCCGTTACGTAATGCTTTCGATAAAGCAAACGATAACTTTACGGAAGTATACTTAGCATTAGGTAATGCAAATAATCCAATTGATTTATTTGATACCAACGGTGCTTTGGATTTATTAGGTAAACCACATAAAGTATCATTCTTATATAATACGGAGGCTTTGTTAGAAGCAGTTAGTCCATCCACTTATCATGGTGCAATTGGACATGCTCACGACACAGGCGCATTATATTACGCACATGGTACTTGGAATAAAGTATTAACAGATACATCAGCAGGAGCGCCTGCGAGTTATGTTGATCCTCTAAACACATTTGTATATTCGGCCAATATTACAAATGATGAAGTAGATGGTTACGTTCTCGGCACAAGCGCAAACGGTTCTTATAGTTGGGTTGAAGGTGGCTCAGGTGGAGGCGGTGGCGGATCATTCGCAAACACCGATGTTGATGGACATTTAAATACAAGTGGTGCAAGTGATAACGAAGTATTAAGTTGGGATGGTTCTGATTATGCTTGGGTTGCTCAACCTGCAGATCAAAACACATTTACACAAATGACTGTTGGCGGTACTACAATTGGTGCAGACAGTGCAACAACTCAAGTTACTTTCGTCGCAGGTTCTAATGTAACAATTGCCGCAGATAATACTGCTGATACAATTACAATCTCAGCAAGCGGTGGCGGTGGCGGCGGCGGCGGTACAGATCTAAATGGTTTGGCTTCTGGTGCTATTGACCAAACAGCTGATAGTATTGCATTCGTTGATGCTGATGACTCAGGTAATTCAAAGAAAGAAACAGTTGCTGATTTTGTTTCAGCAATTACAGACGGCACAACAATTACAACAAGCACAGGTGTTGCTTCTGTTGAATCTTCAATTAGATATGCCGATTCAAAAGTAGACACTCACTTAAATGTTTCTGGTGCTTCGGCTAATCAATTCCTACAATGGAGTGGTACTGATTATCAGTGGGCTGCAGCAAGTGGCGGAGGTGGTTCTTCAACCTTCGCTGCATTAACTGAAATTGCTCTTGCTGATTTAGATGTACATGATATTGCAGTTCCTGCTACGTCAGTTCATGTAATGACACCTAATGGTTCATCTGCATATCGTTCTGATATTCATGGGACAACTGATAATCCATCGCTATATGTTAATGCAGGCGAAACAATCGCATTTGATTTAACAAGTGTTACTGCTTCTCATCCGTTTGAAATTCGTTCAGACGCAAGTACTGCATACGGTACAGGTCTTATCCATATTGCTGCTGACGGTACAAGAACAACTGGTTCAAGTGCTCAAGGAAAAACAAGTGGTACATTATATTGGAAAGTTCCAGGATCTATAAGTGGTACATATAAGTATATTTGTACTGCGCACGCATCGATGATTGGCGATATTGTAATTGCCGATCCTTCTGCAGGTGGTGCAGGTGCATCAAGAGTATCGGAAGCAGAAACTACATCTTCAATTTCAAACGGTGCCTCGGCTGATGTATCATATTCGACATTAGGCAAATCATTTGGATTACAAAAGATTACAGTAGATAAGCAATGTTGGGTAAGAATATATTCTGATACAGCAGCAAGAACAGCAGATGCAACTCGATCACAAGGAACAGATCCTGCAGATGGTTCAGGAGTTATTGCTGAGATTATCTCAACAACTGCTGGTACTCAAGTATTTAAAATGACACCAGCAATTATCGGTTGGCTTGATAATTCAGAAACAACAGTTCCTGTAGCAGTTCAAAATAACTCAGGATCTACAGGTACGGTTACTGTCACAATCGACGCACTTAAACTCGAGAGTTAATAAATGGAAAAGCAACTTTACAACATAGTTATGCTACCGGGTGTTCCTGAATTGGACCTCCTGGAAAACGAAGCAAGTGGAATGGAGTTAAAAATTAACCCAGATCTATTTGATGGTTTGATAACTATGAAGTTAACTGAGGAAGAAGCAGAAACAATTATAGCAAGTGGTAAAGTTCAAGAATGTAGAGTAGAGAAAACCCCAATTGATATGGCCTATCCTACAACAACACCAAAATACGAAAGTGGTACAGTAACATATCGCACAAGATATATTCCAAGTGGTGCACCGTCAACTGTTGGCGCAACATCAACTGGTTTAAATATGTTTTTCACAAGTGAGTTTACGGCTCCTAATGGTACTCCACCTTTTGGATGGTTCCAAGATCCTGAATACCGTTTTACCGATACAGTGAAACAAAACTTTGCTGGTGATTATGTAGATATTGTTGCGATAGAAGCAGGTACTCCTAACTCTGCTTATGCCAATCATATTAATCATGTAGACTTTGCAGAATTAAATGATCCAAGCACACCAAGATTTATACCTATGGATTGGTCATCTGTTTCTTCAAGTTTAAACGATAATAGAAACAATCAAATCACAAATCCTAATGACAAGTTTTCTTCTCATGCAATTGGTGTACTTAGTGCAGCAGGTGGTAAATTTTGTAGTTGGGGTAAGAATTCTTCATTAAGAGTTATTTACTTATCAGATGGAGTTACCGCTGCATATTATGGCGCGCTTCAATGGCATATTTCAAAACCTGTAAATCCTGCGACTGGTGTTCGTAATGCAACTGTCGTAACAGGAGCATGGGGATATAATAGCAACCACCAAAGAATGTATCGTTGTGATCATATTCAAGCATTAGATGTATTTAATCCTGACACTGGAATAAACACAGTTATTAATAGACCTGTAGGAAATTCTTGGGGTACTGACTTAACACCATTTACTGATAATATGTTTATTCCAAGAGTTGTTCAAGATCCTACAGATGGACAGGACTATTGGTGTATTTCAGTTAATGAAGAAACAAGACAATCTTTCTATGATACGATCATGTCACAGTTTAATAACTATAATGGAATTTATCATTTCAAGTCTGCAGGTAATGATACTGGCATCGCGGTAGATCCTGAAGATGCAAGATGGAATAATAAAATCATTGTTGGTGTTGGAGCGAATGGTATTTTAAATACAACAGACAGTGAAGGAAGAATTCAGCTTACCTCTATTACAAGTAGTAATGCTTTATCTTTTTATCCTTTACGAACTGAAATTGAAGGTGGTGCAAATCAGTTTACAATTGCTGCTTGTCAACAAGATGATGTAAACAGATTAATGGATGATTACAGTACAAGAGGACCGATGATTGATTTTGCTGCTTATGGTGCATATACTTGGACAAGCAGTGGTTCAGGAACTACTTATGCGGATGGCAAATGGGGATACTTTAGTGGAACAAGTTGTGCTGCTCCTGTCGCCGCGTCTTGTGCAACAGTATTCTTAGATTGGTATTTTACTCAAAGAGGAGTATATCCAAGCATAGCAGAATTAAAAGCGTTAATGAAAAAACATGCTAAAGCAAATTTAATTGGAGAAGATCTATTTGACTTTTCTAATACTGTAACAGCAGGCAATTATGGTTCAGCGAAATTATATAACGCTAACGAAGTAAATAGACTTAAAGATAATAATTATATAAATGGTGGAGCGGAATTGACTGAACTATGTGGAACTCCTCCATTAAGAGTACATATACCTTGGGGTATAAGAATGGGAAGCGGAAGATACATCGCAGGCGGATCAGAGCAAACGGCTGAAGGTAGAAGACCTATTTCTGGGAGAGCATGGCCTCGACCAAAGGTTTCTTTCAGTTCCTAGGATGTTCGTAATAAATAAACTAAAATATAGAGTGATACTGAAACAATGCCAGAAATCTTAAGTAACAATTTTAATCAAGATATAAACAAGTTATTCATTGCTGATGCAAAAGCGAATGATGACTATTACATGTTTGTGTCCAGTATTGGTGGTATAACTCCAGCAGATTCAGCTTCTTCACAAAATGAGTTTTTAGAAAAGACTTTATTTGCGAAAAGAATTGCTGAAAAAGATATCAACTTCATGGTAAAATACTACCCTTGGCAAAGAGGTGTGGTTTATGAAGAATACGACGATATAACTGATTTAGACTCAATCAAGTTTTACGCAGTTGTCGGTCCTAATGATAATGATACTGGTGATTATAGAATCTATAAATGTTTAAACAATAATGAACGTGCTGATGCCAGTTCTCCACCTACATTTGACTCTGCTAATTTAAATCAAATTTACGAAACTGCAGACGGCTATGTTTGGAAGTATATGTATCGTCTCACTACATTACAATTCGAGGCCTATAATGCTTTAGGTTATATTCCAATTGATCCTGCTGCAACTATTGAACCAGCCGCGGTTTACGGTGGTGGTATTTCAGAGATACAAGTTACGAATGCAGATTCAAACCAAGGATACATTGAAAAGAATGGTGTAATTGAAATTGCTTACGGAAGAACAGGTGGTTATAATGTTCACGGTCTTGTTGGATTACAGATAGATCCTAGAGAACAAGATTGGAGTAACATTGATAATTACTATGTAGGTCAATTCCTATATGTAACAAATCAAAGCTCAAGTGTTACGAATCTATTTAAAATAGAATATTATAAAGCAAACACATCAACAGGTAAGGTTGAAATACGAGTTAATGGTGAAATAGCAAATCCAACTCGTGGTTCTGTAGAAGGTGCAACGGCAGCAAGCCCAGTTGTTATAACAGCGACTGATCATGGATTGGTTGACGGACAACCTATTACTTTCAATAATGTTGGCGGTATGACAGAATTAAATGTTGATCGTTCAACCGGTACTCCTATTTTTTATGTTGATTCTTTAACTGCAGATACGTTCGCATTAAGATCAACTCCAAACTTATCAACTCCTCTTAACGGTGGAGCGTTTACGGCTTATACCTCAGGCGGTACATGGGAAGCTGTAACTGATTTCTTTGTATGTGGTGCAAAGGCTAATGCAAACTGTAAAGTATTCCCAAGAGTAGAAGTATTAGGTGACGGTGTTGGAGCAGTAGCAATTCCTGAACTTGACAACGGCACGATAAATAAAGTTATCCTATTGAATAAAGGCTCAGGATATAATACAGCAATTGCTAATGTAATAGATCCTGCAGTTGACTTTATACCAGAGAACGATACTTCAACTGATGTAAGAGCAACAATACGACCAGTGATTGAACCTAAAGGTGGTCACGGTTATAATTTAATTGATGAATTAAGATGTAAACATTTATCAATGTACGGTTATATTACTGCAGAAGATAACACAAGGATTGGATTTACAAATACTTATGGATGTATTGGTATCGTAAAGAGTCCTACCTTTAGAACAGTAACATCAGGAACATGGAGAAGTGGTCAAGCAAACACGGCTGCTGATCCTAACATTTTTGATAATAGAATCGCAATTACAACAGATGACTATGCAAAATTAACTGCCAATAGTGTAATCTCGCAAGTTGATGTAAATAACGATGTTATATTTACAGCGCAAGTACATGAGATTGATTCTACATCAAATACAATATTTTTAGCAGAATATATGGGACCATATAGAAATAATGAGTTAGTTGGTAACGGGGATACATCATTTAACCCAGAACTAGCAATAACCTCAAATACTGGTCAGAGAATAACAATAAATAATCCTATAGAAGATAATGTAGTTTATTCAGATTATATTCAAAGAACGGGCGAGGTTTATTTCATGGAAGATTTCTTCCCATTGTCAAGAACTGACCTCTCAAGAGAAGAATTTAAATTTGTACTGGAATTTTAAGGAACGTAAGTAAAGATGCCTATTAATAAAAATTTAAACCAAGCACCATACTTCGATGACTATGATGCCGAGAAGCAGTTCTATCGAGTTATGTTCAAGCCTGGCTATGCAATACAGGCAAGGGAACTTACACAACTCCAGACAATGCTTCAGAATCAGGTCGAGTCGTTTGGTGATAACGTATTTAAAGAAGGATCGGTTGTAAAGGGTTGTAACTTTACAGAACTTGATGATCTTCAATTTGTAAAACTAAATGACGTTTCAGCCAGCTTTAACGCAGAAGCATATATTAGTGGACCTGCAGTTGAAACAATATTAGGTCAAGAAGTTGAAGTCGATTATGTTTACGAAATCCGTGGTCAAGCAACAGGTCTTAAAGCAGAAATTGTTCAAGCATCAAAAGGCTTTCAAACAAGACCACCAAATCTAAATACATTCTTTATTAACTATTTAAATATTGGTGTTCTAGGTCAGACTCAATTCCAGGCTGGTGAAGCATTAGTATTAACAAGATATAAGTTCTTACGTGGAACAACTACCGAAGCATTAACGACCAATACTGTTATAAGTCAAGGTCTTGAAGTTTATGGCGGTGGTGCAACTCCTGCAGTCGGTAAAGCATTCGGTATCGAAGCTGCTCCTGGTATTATATTTCAGAAAGGCCACTTTATATTTACAGCAGAGCAAAGATTAGTTGTTGAAAAATATAGTAACACTCCTGATGACAAATCAGTAGGTTATTTAGTTGAAGAAAAATTCACAAGTGCAATACAAGATGCAAGCTTATACGATAACGCAAACGGTGCTAAAAACGAAAACGCACCAGGTGCAGACAGATTAAATCTTGTTCCTACGTTAACAGTATTAACAACATCAGAAGGAACGGCAAACCCAGACTTCTTTACATTGATTCGTTATCAAAATGGTAATCCAATTACTATTCGTGATGTATCGCAATATAATGTATTAGGCGAGGAAATGGCTCGACGTACTTACGAAGAGTCTGGTAACTATATCTTAGAGAACTTCCCATTAAGTACAGATGACCGTGCTGGTGAAGTACAACTTGTCGTAGGTAATGGTACTGCCTATGTAAAAGGTTATAGAATAGAAAATTCTGGTGAGCGTTCATTCCAAATAGATCAAATAGCATCAACCGAAACAATTGAAGCGCAAAACGTTGGAATGGAATACGGAAACTATTTTGAAATAGATCAGTCATCTGCAAGTCGTGGTTATATTGATCTTAATCTTCAAGTTAAATCAGATATTCAAACAGCATCAAGTCAATCTGCAGGTTCTGTAGCAGTACATAATATAACACCATCGAGAGTTTATATTCATCACGCTGCTTTCACTGGTGCTCAACCACTTTCAAGTGTTACTAAATTAAACGATGCAAGTAATAGTAGCGGTGACTTACCTCTTAAGGTAACTGGATTTGGCGCTCCTATTATTAAAGAAACAAACCGAAAGGCTTTAATCTTTGATACAGGTGTTGATGGTTTATTCGCAACTACAAATACATACATTCCTGTAAGAACGCAAGTAACAGGAACTGCTACATCTGGTACTATTACTATTACAGCAAATCCTGGTGAAGATTTTAATTGCATAAACGATATTTCAGAGATCTTAGTTAATCAGGCTGGTGTTCAACACCCAGTGATTAGTAAAACTGTTCAATTAAATAATTCACAACTTAATATTGTTTGTGATTCAGCTTTAAATGGATCAGTAGAAATATTCTTTAATAAAAGGCTTGTAGGTTCCTCAGGTGGAATTGATCCTTTTAATAAAACAGTTACACTGCCATGTATTAAATCAAATTATACAACATCAGTAAGTAAATACAGTTTAGGTTTCCCTGATGTATTTGGAATCGTTTCTATTATTACTGAAGGAACGGGCCCTGGTGGAATTAATGAAGATTGGACAAACAGTTTCCGATTAAAAACAAATCAAAAAGATACGATGTATGATATATCTTATATAGAATATATTGAAGGTCGACCTAAGCCTGCTAATGGCATTCTTGTTACAACAATGAAGGCATTTAAATTATCGGCTTCAACAGGAAACTATTTCTTTACAATTAACAGTTATCCGAATACGTTAGAAAGATATGAGATTCCTTCTTATACATCTGAGTCAGGTCAAGTTTATAACTTAAGAGATTGTTTCGATTTCAGACCTCATGTAGATAAGATCTCAAATGCAAACTATACAGCAACGATACCTGCACAGGCTCCAACGATTACAACGACAGTAGGAACGCAACCAATAACATTTGCGACTGCTCCTAATCCGTTAATACCTGCTGCACAGCAATCATTACAAACAGATCTTGAACATTACCTATCAAGAATTGATACAATTGCTTGTGATTCTTATGGTGATATTATTTTAATAAAAGGTGAAGAGCAAAAGAACGCAATTCCACCTAAACTTGAAACAGATCAATTAGCAATCGCAAACGTTGAGATTCCAACGTTCCCTGCATTGTCCAAGAAACAATCTGATATTTTAAATAAGTCTGCGTATTCTATTAAGCCAAGAGCAACTGGTATTAAGAATTACACAATGAAAGATATGCATCAATTAGAAAAGAAAATTGATAACATGGCATATTATATTTCATTGAATCAAT